ATTGATCTGAGGCGTTGGCGCCTGACGGTTGACGTATACCTGCACCGGTCGGCCGGTGGCCAACTTATTGGGGATAGCCGCCCACGTCGGAAGCGCAATGCGCGGAATGATCAGATCGGTCTGATTGTACTGGCTGCCTTCGTTCTGGCGAATGACATGCTCAATGATGTCGACGCAGTCATCAGGAAGGTCATAGGTTCCCTGTCCCTGCACCAGAGGAATTTGATCCGCTGTCACCGTCCACAGGTTGATCCCTCGGTTGGCCCACTCCTGAAACAGGATGTTGAGGCTGCGCCGTGCCGTTCGAAACTGATAACCCGTGCGAATTTCTACGCCCGCGCGCTCGTAAGCCTCTTCAATAATTTCGGCTATGTCCGGGTTCCAAACTGCGACGCCTGAGGTGGTCATGGCTTAACCGTAATGGATGGTTACGAAACCGATATTCAGCATGTATACGTAGATGCCGTTAGCAGCCAAAAGGCCTTCACCGGGGACATTCACACTTGAGGTAGCCGTAGATCCTGTCAAAGTTTCGTAGGTAGTGATCCAGCGATTGCTGCCTGAAACATATTGACAAGCAGGGGGTGATCCGCTGAGCGTGTTGCTATTCGGATCGGTAATCGTGAAGGTGTTAGCACCCGTCACCGTAATAGTGTAGTTGCCGTCCGTAGCAGAGCCGCCGGTAGTAGATGCGTATGAAATACCAACTGTCGCACCCGTAGACAATCCGTGCGCGGTGCTAGTTACCGTAACAGTGTTGGTGCCTGATTGAGCATAAGTAGCGGCGGTTGGCGCTGATAAACAGTCAAAAGCCACGAGCCTACCGTTCTGACCACCCGTACCGGCAAATGTAAACTGCTTCAGTCTCGCACGCCCACTTAGGATAATTCCAGAAACACTTATGTGCGCGGCTTTTACATCATATTGCATCGTCATTGTCGTTACCTCAGCAGTTCCACGCCTTCAACGATTTGTTGATGCGGCTATTTGGGTCATTCGCAGTCTTGCTGCTCGTGAGTTTCTTTTTCATACCTGACATTCGGGCGCAGAATGACTTGCGTCGGCCTGCGTCTTCCTTGGTCTTGGGGTTTGGGGCTGGCGGTTTCAGGTTCATCCCCTGCTTCTTAGCAGAAGCGCGACCTTTCGCGTTCAGACCGCCTTTGGGATCCTTGCCCTCTGATCGCTGCCATGCAGGTGACTTAGTCATATTGACCTCCGCTCAAAGCTGAAGCAATGCCGCCCTGTCCGACAAAAGTGCTCGTCGGGTTGCCCATAATCTGGCGTCCCTGCTGGGGCAGGAAATTGCTCATCGAGAGCGGCTTGCCATAACCCTGAGTGAAACCCTGTCCGGTACCCTGCGGGAGCTGAGGAGCCGGCACGCCCTGCACAGAGGAGCCCATAGACTGAATACCCGGAGGCGCAGAGCTCGCGCCCTGACCATAGCCATACATCGTCTGCTGGGCATTAGGGAACTGCGGCGGTACGCCGGGACCCTGAAATTGAGGGGCGCCTTGACCCGGAGATGAGGCGCCCAAGGGCGGAGCAGAACTATTGGGGCCCATCTGAGGTTGAGAAGGCTGTGCCTGTCCCGGTCCCGTCTGGCCGCCCATCATGTACAACGGCATCCAACCGGTGCCGCCCATGCCTGTGTTCTGATCCTGCCAGCCGTCCATTTAGACCATTTTCCCTTTGGTGTGGCCCTTTCTAGCGACTCCGTCGATCGAACCGCCCTTCTTGTAGCCCTTGCAGGAGCCGCCTTTCTTCATTCCAAGATCACTCTTGGAAGCGAACGGACCCACAGACATCTTGTCCATGGTAGAACCTTTCTTGCCCATAACGTGCGCCTTTGATTTTTTCATCTTGTTACCTCTAGCCTTTTCTTGAATGTCGGAAATACCGCGGGATGGCATTGTCATTTGTCCACCTTGTTATCCAACTTGTCCATGATTCGATTAAACATGCCTTTTATTTCAGCCATGTCGATTCGGTAATCATCTTTACGGACGTAGTTCTCGTGGAGGGATTGATTAGTTTCTTTCACGTCTTTTTGGAGTTCTTTAACAGAATCCCACATGATTTTTACAAACCAACCAATGACTGCTCCGATGACCGCTGCAGTGATATTAATGATATTTTGCGCATCCATCGCTACCAGTCTCTTATGCAGAGGCTGGAGCTGCAGTGCCATCGCTGTTCTTCTGAGCGTAACGCACCGTGAGATTCAATGCACCTGCATTGACAGAAGAAGGTGAGCCGGTGAAGGCCAGCGTGACAACAACCGGAATATCAAGAGCACCGACATTTACCCAGTTGGCGTATGAGCCAGTGGTGGCCAGTGAAGCCCGACCTGCAGAAGTCACAGTGGTCGTGGTGGCAAACTTATTTGCCGTGGTCCCATCACCCACCGTAATGGTGGCTGCTGGAGTGGTGCCTCCGGTGAAGGTGAAGGCCGTGGTGGTGTCGAGTTCGATACCGAGAATCTGAGAACCTGCCGGAATCCAACCGATCGTGGTCGTACCCGCAGTAGTGGCCGGGGCCACAACGGCGTTCTGAGAAAGACTGACGACGCCGCAGTTAGCGACAGTACCAGCGGTAGTACCGGTGGTGTCCTTTACGGTACCCGTACGAATCGGGCCAAGCCATGTGGAAAAACCCATGATAACCTCGTGCACATGCGCCTGTCGTCTTGTGCGAGTACCGCTAGGGCGGTCGAGCAGGCAGTTAGAAAATCCCTAGATTTGAGCCTTTGTAGCTTACTTATTCTGCTGTGTCAACGCTTTCATTTTTGAGGCGGATTCCACCTCCAATGGCCGTGAGAATGGCAGCGACTCCGGCGCCGACTTCGAAAGGTGCTGCACCCACAAATATAGCGGCACCAACCAGACCGACACCCACAAAACCAAGAATACGTATAGCGCAGTAAGTCGTGTTGTCCCTTTCGGTGAGCGCGTCATGAATCACCCCCTTTCATAGCGAAAACTCCATCCCGCGGCTTTGCCTTTTGTCAGGGCATTGCCAGATTTTAAAGCCCTATCCACCGTGGGTGGAGTCAGTCCTAGTTCTTTACGAAGCTGAGTAATTGTAGCAAACCTATGCTCTACACCCGCGGGATCCGTAGCTATGACGGCGCGGCCCATTTTCTCCTTCGACTCCTCCGAATGATTGCGACCTTCCCAGTGACTGTAGTGACCCGCCTCGGCTGCGGCACGGATTTTGGCACGACCCTCTTCTGTGTACACCCTAGGTCCTTTTGCTACCCCGCGTTGAGCGTCTCCAATCTTTTTACGTACCTCTTCAGAAACTGTTTTACCGTAACGGTAGTGGTCTGCGCCTGCTGCTTTACCTTTACGCGTCTCTGACATCTGAGCGCGGGATTCTTCTGTATGTGCTACGCCTTGCCGAGGGTGTCCCTCTCGTTTAAGCCATGCTTTGGTTTTTTCAGCTAATTTAGCCCGGATCTCTGGGCTCGCATCCCTCATAGGGGAGTCGGCGTGGGCAGCTACGTTGTAGCAGTAGTCTTTACCGAAATGCTCGTCCAGCCATTTTTGTTCCGCTGGGTACAACTCGTCTTTAGAGCTATGCGTCTCTAGCACTTCGAATTTAAAACAGTCCTCGCCATATTTGTTCCATGCACGTTGCAAATGCACGCAGTCATGGTTCCCTAAGCGAAGAGCTTTTCTATGCGCCCAAAAGCGTTTGCGAGAGTCGACTGTGCTGCCTACGTAGTAGTGGTCGTTGACTACGTTTCGGATTTTGTAAATTACGTTCTTCATGCGCCCTCCGGGTTGGTAAAGATATTAAACCACTGAAGGAACGCTGTGTCAACATGCGGGCAAAAGAAAAGGGCCCGAAGGCCCTTTTCTCCCGATAAACCCTGATAAATCAGGAACTTCCGGGACTTCCGAATACTCCGAGGAAATCGGACCATCCAAAGCTGTAGCGCTCTCTCGCCTTGTACCTAGCGTTCCCCGTATCAAAATCAGCGTCCATTGAAGTCGCCAAGGGGGTACGGACAAAGTGCTTGAGGCCATTCGGAACGTCGGTGGTCAAGAACCAAGCATTGGTGTCAGTCAACCAGTGGTTGACAGTCCAGCCGCCCGGGATTGAACCGTTGTTCTTCAGAGCGTTGATGTCGTTGTCGGAGGTACCAACACGCAGTTCAGTTTCGAGGATGCGGGTCGCCACGAACTGCAGAGCAGACGGGATGATCAGTTTCTTCGGCTTGGCTGCGATGAGGAGCCCACGTTCGTCAGTCCACAGAGAAATCTGAATTACCGCATTTTCAAGTGAGGTTTCGTTCAGATCGGCCGCGGTAGACGGACGGTTAGAGATAGTGCCACCATAGGTGAGCGGATGGTCCGTCGCGAACAGAGCCTTACCGTCGCCACCTTTGTAGCTAGAGTTAAAGCCGTTGTTCAGGATGTTGGCACCCTTCACTTCCTTGGTGTAGGCCATGGCGCGAGCCAGTGCCTTGGTGTAACGAGCAGAGAGACTGTCGTACAGGTTATCTTCGATTGCTTCTTCGGTCAGTGAGAAGCCAAGAGCGATGGTTTCGTGGGTGTACCGCACGTTCCATGCTTCCTGAGCGTTATCGTATGCGATAGCGCTGCCTTCAGCCTTAACCGGAGCTGCGCCAAAACCTGACAGCTTCTGTTCTTCTTCAAAGGAACGCTCGGAGCTTTCGGTTTCGAAAATCTCCTTGTATTCCTCACCGTAGCGCTCGTACTCCAGACCGAACAGGGCGTTCAGACCGGGGAGGAGCTCTTTAAGTAATTGCGCGCGTGAAATAGCAGCCATTTACGTTACTCCCTTAGATGCCGGTAGTCTGGCGATAGAAATGGAAACCAGCGTTGTAGCTGACCAGAACCTGCTGGTAGGTACCATCAGACAGAGCCGTAGAACGGACAACGTCGATAATACGCAGCGGCAGGGTGTTGGTGGTTGCTGCAGACGCAAGGTTTACAGACACGATGCTGTTACCGGTGGTGGTGTTAACCAGACCAGAGCCAACATAGTAACCTGCGTTCTGACCGACGTTTGCCTGAGTGGCAGCGCCAGAAGTGTACAGGTTGCCAGAACCGTCAGTCACAGTAGCGACGAAGATTGCATCGGGATCTTCACAAACGTAAGCCCAGCCGTAGCCGTAGTTTTCGTTGTCCTGAAGAATCGTGGTGCCAGTCGGCCAGTACTGAGCCGGAGTGAAGTACTTCATACCGGTCGAAGACACGTATGAACATCCGAGGAAGATACCCACCGGAGCTGCTGCAAAACCAGTCTTTGCGCCAGATGAGGTATCAACACGAACGATCGTGCCATCAGTGGTGTAGGTGACGAAGTCGCCGTTACCGATGTTCTGAGCGTAGCCAGAAGCGATCGGGATCTGACGAATCGCGCCGCTATAGACGCGTCCACCGATCAGATTCTCAGGAATCAGACCAGTAGGACCAATGCCATTAGGATATGCCATAAGTTGCTCCTAAATTTGTTACTTACGGCCCCTAGCTATTAGGAACCGCTGCCAAAAGATACCTTGGACTTGCCTTCTCTAAAGAGCGGCATCCGAGGATCATTCTCACGAAGAAAGTTGTTGTCCACGGAGTCTGCCTGACGCTGGGTCATAGTCGCGTAGTAATCCTTACGAGCTTGGGCATTCTCTACCGTGGTTTTGCACAGGACCAGTCCACCGATCTCAATGATACCGTTGGGCTTGACTCCAAATGCTGCGTAGTCGGCCATCATCTCAGGGTGATCCTCTGCTTTACAGGGTTCCCATCCTTCTCGCCGCGCTTTCGCCATGTTAGCCGGATCAGAGTTGCCTAAGTAGGCCACTCGCTTCCAATGGAAGACATAGCCTTCCTGAGGTTCCGGTTCAGGCAGATCGTGCGCCGGCCTCCAAGAGACCTTGCGTTCTTCCTTAGCCCGGGTTTCCTGCGCTCTCGTAGGGGCGCGTACAGGTGCTTGTTCAACCATTAGTTATCTCCATTGGCTTTCATCTGCTCCCTCGCCATCCGTTCGAGGGGGATGTTAAATCGTTTTGCAAAGGCTTCCTGTGCCTTGGTTAGCGTCACCTTCTTCGTGGCAGCTGTTCTACCAACGGGAGCCACATGTGACGAGCGTCGTGGCTTTCCTAACTTTTCGGGATATAACTCACTCATTCTCCTATCGAGCGCCGCATAGTACTCGTCAGAGCTCGTGTCTATACCACGATTAACCAAACTTTTATGGACACCTAGAGCGGCAAACGTCATTTCTGGGTCGCCTTCTTCTCCGAACCATGGGTTCCGAGCGGTCCATTCTTGGACCTTTATATCAGGGACAATTTCTTCCTGCAAGGGCTCTTCATACACAGGTTCTTGAGGCTGTGTATAAGTCTGCTGCTGAAAGTCAGGAATTGGCTGTTGCTCCTGAAATTTAAAGTCTTCCTTCGGCACCGGGGGTGGGAGATTAGCCAGCTGCGACCGCTTGATCGTAATGTCCTGCATGGCCTGCTGGGCTTTGATAATCTCGTCCGTATTGCCCTCTTCGTAGGCCTTGCGGTATCCCTGCTCAGCCAGCTGCTGAGCCAGATCCAGTCGCGCATTGACCTCGTTGAAGTATTCGT